TGGAACTTGGCGTTGACTGCGGCTTCTCTCTGTCCCTCACGCTCGCGAATGAACGCTTGCGTTTCGGGTGGCAGGTCCGACCACTGTTCGGCCATTTCCGAGGGCCATGACGGCGGGAGATCGACGGCTTCGGGCTGGTCCTCTTCGGATGCCTCGTCCGTCTCAACTTCGTCGTCCTGGCTCTCCACCTCGGCTTCGGGTTCGTCACCCTCGGCTCCGATGTCGATTACGTCGGGATCATCTTCGCTAACGAAGCGTCCCTTTTCGTCACGAAGGCGCTCCAGTGTTGCGGGCGCATCTTCGTCGAATGTCTTGAAAGCGTTCGCTGCCGCTTCGAGTGACGAGTCATCAGCGGGCGCGACTTCGGTTTCTGCTGCCGGTGACGGCTGGGCAGTGTCCATATTTCACCTTATGTTGAGGCCCCGAAGGGCAGGAGTTACTTGCCGAGCCTTTTCAGCTCGACGAGTTGGTGCGTGGCGATTGCTCCTGACGAGACAATCTCACCGAAATGACCTTTAAGCTTGCGAATGATCTGAACGGAGCGCCACAGGTTCTCGCGTTCCGCCGCGTCATGGGTGTTCGCCCATTCGTCGGCATATTCGCGTTCGATTGCGTCAAGCCCGTCCTGAATGTCGGGCAGCACCTCCTTGAAGCGCGAGCCTAGGGCGGCTCGTTCGCGAAGGGCTGTTTCGTCAATCTTCACTGAATCTGTGCGATCAGCGCGTTGACTTGGTTCTCGGCGTCGGCAAGCTGGCCCTGTAGGCTCGCCACCTGCGCCTGCGCCGCGTCACGGTCGGCTGATGCCTGCGCCGCTGCTGCATTGGCGTTGGCAAGCGCGTCACGGTCGGACGAGCGCTCGGCAATCATGTTCTGGATGGCGTTGGCGAGGTTGTTGAGTGCTTCGGTAATCACGCGGTCAATCCTTTGTTCTTCGGTTAAAATGAGTTCTTCGAAAAGGACGTCCTGTGCGGCTCGAATGCGGGCGAAGAGATGCTCATTCATCTAGCTTGCCGCCGCTTCTGAACTTGGCGAGCTTGGCGTCGTTCTCCGCCTTCACCTGTCCCAAATGGGCATCGTGGGCCGCCTGAACCTCTTTCAGCTTCATGTCGTGGCCGACCTGGATCGCCTCAAGCGCGGCCTCCATGTGCAATCGCATCGCCCCAAGCTGCGCCTCGGTGTTGGCTTTCGCCGCATCGAGTTGCGCTTGGTTCTGCGCGACCATCTGTTTCAGCCATGCATCGGCTTGGGCGGACTGAGCGTCGTTCGCGGCCTTCTGCTGGCCGATTTGAATGTCGCTCTCGGCCTTCATCTGAGCGATCTGTGTCTGAGCCTGTGCGGCCATCATCTTCGGATCGGGCGGCGGCGGAGGCTGTATCAGCTGCCCGTTCTGGTCCCTCTGCGGCTCAGCAAGGAACTCATCGATGTTCTTGATCCCGGCAGCACGGAACAGGTTCTTGCAGGCGTTGTAGACCTTCTCGGCGTCAATCAGGCTCGCGTAAGGCGAAGCGCCAATCGTCTCCATTGTCGCGAGGACCGTTTGCGCGGTGCTGATCTGCTCGGCCTTCGACCCCATGCCGAGGCCGACCGAGATATTCACGTCCATTTCCGCGTTCCAGTCGCGGGGATCGATCTCGACCCACTTGTTGCGAAGGCGGATCACACGCGATCTCGGCTGGTGAGCGACCATCAGCTTCAGCAAGAGCTTGAACAGGTCTTTGACGCCTGTCTCAGCGAATATCCGCGCGATCATCTCCGAGCGCGAGTTACGTCCGTCCTCCATGATTGCCGCCTGCGTGGCGGTCATCTGGTTGGCAGTATCGAGAGCGTCGGGGTCCATGCCCTGACCCTGCTTCGAGATACCCGTTCTGGCTTCGGCCTGCTGCTCGACATAGGACAGCATCGGGAATGACTTGTCGGCAACGAACGGCACCGAGAAGTCGGTAAGCTGCTGTACGTCCTTGACGCGAATTACAGCGCCGGGGGCATCGGACAGGAGATCGTCAACCGTGGTCCCGTCAGAACGTTCAGCACCTTCGCCCAACACCGGGCGCGGGTTGTTGGCGAGATAGAGGTTATCCAGCGTCTGCCGCCACAGCACCGTCGAGATGCGCTGCTCGTCCTTCACCTGATCCGCGAGTGAGAGCCCGTAAATCTTGTGCGGCATCGGAGCTGGGCAGAGGCGAGCGAACAGCCCGTAATCCACTTCCTCGTTGTAGAGGATCACGTTACCCGAACGCATGACCCTGCGAAGCTCGGCTTTCCCGTCTCCGTCATAATCGATCAGCGCGAACTCGTCGTTGAAATCCACGAGGTCGTTGGCTTCAGTACCAACGGTATCCTGCTGGACCGTGCCCCAGCTCTCGTCCTCGTACCGAGCAATCGCCCGTGAATCGTCAATGCTCGTATTATCGGCCTTGGACAGCGCCATGATTACGTCATGGTCGAAGCCCATCTCGATAAGCTCGGACTTCGATTTGCGTGTAATGTGCGCTTCGTAAGGTGGAACGCGTCCCGGTCTCGCGAACGGGCTGATGCGATATTCCTCGGGCGGAATGTTCTCGATGCAGATTTTGCCGTCAGAATGGGTCCGGAGAACATCGACGGTGTAAAGCCCGTACTCATCAGGACCGAACGGCCCGTCAACGATATGCTCCTGCTGCTGGAGCATCTGCAATTGCATTGGATCGAGGCTGGTCAGCCGCTCGACGTGCTGGTTGGTGTAATCCTCCCAGTAAGCTTTAACGACACCGAGCTTACAAAGCAGCGCATCCTTGAACCAGTCGTGGAGGATCAGGAAGCCGTTGTTATCCTGGTGGAGAACGTAATTGACGTACTCGGTTGCTTGATTGGCAACGTCCTCATCTTCCGGTCCGCGCGGCGCGAACGAGACCGTCTCATCAGCCGATACGAAGGGTTTGAGGACAGCGGCGAGCGCATTGTCCACGGTGATCGCGACAGTGCCGTCAGCAACCTGCGACTTGCCGTCGCGTTCGTCGCCGTAGGGTCTGCGATAATAGCGGTCGATACTGTCCGCTTGTTCCGCCGCTATTTCGCCATCGTAATAGCCGATTGCGCGGGTTTCGTGCTCGGCAAGATGAGCGGCGAGTTCTTCATCGGACATACCTCGCCTGTCCGCTGGTTGCTCATCCAGCGGTGCAAGCGGTTGTGACGCCATCTGTTATTTCACATTCAGAAGAAGGGCGGCGAAGATGTGCCCAGGTGGAAGATGGTTGAGCATTTGAGGATCAAAGCCCGCATCCTCCAGCGCCCGCTCGATGCGCTGCATGTGGGCATATGTCCGGTCGCGGCGTTCGGTGATCCCGGGCGGAAGCGGGCGCTCCTGCGATTTGCTCCTGAGCGAAAGGTTCATACAACCCACCTCGTATCGTACTTGAGCGGCTTTGCTGCGGCGCGTTCCTGATGGCCGACCGCGAAATATCTCAGCGCATCTGCGTAGTGACTGGTCCAGTCATGCAGCGGATGCGGTTTGAACTCCTGCCGCTTCTCGTCATATTCGCGGCGATACATTCGCAAAGCCTCGATACCCGCCTTGCATTTCTCTTTGTCGAACCAGCATGTCGGGAGAAGCATTCTCACCGCCTGAATGCCGTCAGCAATCGGGATGTTCGGGCAGACCGTGACCTTGATGCCAAGCCCTTCGAGGACTTCCTTGCGGCTTTTGCCGGTACCTAGCTCCCTGACTTCAACGTCATGCGGGAGATAGTGATTGCCCCACAGGTAGTCGCGCTCTTGCAGACGCTTGGCATACCAGTCGAGGCCAACGCCCTCGCCCTTGAGAACGTCGATAACTCTCAGCTCGCGCCCATGAGCCTGGATGAACCAGATGACGGTTGAGTCAGCGACACCCAAGTCCCAAGCGGTGTGGACCTGAAGTCGTGGATCGTACGGAACAGCAGTGATCTGAGGCGTTTCAGCGGCCTCAATATCATTCATCTCCTTACCGTAGTAAGCGCCTTTGACAGCGGCCTCGAACGAGCACTCGTATTCCTGAGCGTATTCGTCCTCGCTCATCATCTTCGCGGCGTCGGCCAGTTCCTGCTTGTCGAGCAGGCCAGTATCCGAGGCTTTCAGGTTGAGCGTGAACCAGTCGGGATCGTCAGCAGCGTTTACCCAAAGCGTGTGGAAAGTGTTTTTACCTTTAGGAGTCCCAATGAACACCGCCCAGCCTTTGCGATCCGACAGCGCAGGACGAATGACTTGGGACCAAACGGTCGGGTCCATATCACCAAACTCATCAAGGACGGCCCCGTCCAGATATATGCCCCTAAGCCGATCCGGATTATCGGCACCGTAAATCCGAATCCGCGCCCCGTTGTTGGGAAGTTCCACCCAAAGCTCCGAGGCATTGACCTTCCTCTCGGGTCCGAAGCAGTCCGTGTATTCGAGCAGGTAGCTCCAAGCGATGTCCTTGGCCTGATTGAGCTGCGGCGCAATGTAAGCGAACCGTGGATTGTTCAGCTCGCAAGTCGCGGCACCTTTTATGAGATCGTTGACACAGGCCACCGTCTTACCGGCGCGTCGGTGGCACACCGCAATTCCCCAGCGGGTTTCGCGTGTGTGCAATCCCATGAACTGATGACGAGGAGCGTAAGGGCTCTCGATTACTGCGGATGCTTCCACTGAAGCGCTCCGCTAACAGTGACCGCTGCCTCGACCGAACCGCTCAGATCGACCGCCTGCAGGTCAGGCAATGTCTTCTTAATCAGTATCTCGATTGCGCGAACTTGGGTCGGTGACAATTCGATAACGCCAAGTGCATGATCTGTAAGGCGATTTACCAATTGACTGGTCTGTATCTTGGCGCGCACATCATCCTGATGCAGCCTGCCCATTGGCCTACCAGCTTTTGACATTATTCGCTCTCCGTTTCCGCTCTCTTTCGAGTGGGCGGTGTCTCAGCGTCTGCGCGGCCTCTTCATGTAGGGCCGCAGCGGAAGCGGGCGCACAATACGCCCCGGGTTTTGATCTATTTCGTCACAATCGAATATGGCGTTGTCGAATACAACGTCATCAAACACTGCCATCAGACTGGAGTGAAGGCGGTGAAGCCGTTGTTGCCCGTCTGGTAAAGTCCGGTTCCATCGGGAAGCAGGAGGAATGAGCCGAGCGAGTGGTTGTCACCCTGCGCCAATGTCATTCCTGCGGGAATATCGAGCCTGCCGACCATCGTTGCCCCCCGAATGTCCTGGAACTTCATCAGGTCAACGTCAGTCATCCGGGTTCCGAATTTCCGAACGTTCCTCAATGTGGGAAGCGCAGTGGTAATCGCTGCCCCGATGATGTGGTGCGCGCCGAGATTGATGCTCTTGCAATTATCCCAGACGTTGCCGGTCCAATCCTTGACGCAATAGTGACCGCCTTCCATCCGAACACGATTGATGACGGTCCCGGTAATGGCCTTGCAGTCAACGCAGCCATCGGCACCCTTGAACCATACGTCGGTGATCGTGATCGGCCCGAGCCAGCTATCGTAACGTTCAGTTGCGACACCATCGCCATTGGGGAAGATCGTTGCGCCCGTGGGACTGACGGTGTTCATGTAAAGGCCGTCAACATGGATGCGCTGGAACGTCAGGTTCCCGGCATAGCTCTTCGTCGGTATCTTGCCCTGGATGCAGGCACCGCCCGAAATGTCATCTTCGCTCGTGGCATAGGCACCACCGGGAATCGATACCCAGCTAATGTCCGTGATTGTCACGTTCGTGCACGGGTTATTACCGATGCGCACGCCGCCAAAGCCGATGCCCTGAACGTATCGCCCATTGACGACACTGACCTTCTGGACGGTGAAGTTGGTTACACCCGAACCGCCGCTGTTCCTCATGACCTGCGCCGCACCGTCTCCGGTGACATTGGTGATGCTGATGTTCGAGAGAAACGATGTGCTTTGCTTGTACGCCAGCGAAAGACTGCCGATGTTCTCGCCGTCGATCGTCTGATTGCTGGCGAGGATTTTTGTTGAACTTCGTGTGCTCGTCGGAGCCGATGGGGCGATGGGCGGGTCCGGATCGGGCCAGCCATCCATGTCAAACCCAGTGTCAACCAGAATATCAATCGTCCCACTGATGGTTGTGAGGCCGCTTGAGGCAATCGTGTAAGCAAGAGTCGAGGGAGCGCTTAATCCCGATAGTGACGCATTGACCGCGAGCCACCAATACCAGATGCCACCCATCTGCCAGCCCTTGAGGGCGAAATAGCTGGCAGCCGCTCCTCCCAGGGTTGGGCGGGTCGAGCCGTGATAGCCGTAAAGCCACGCAACCGGCGTCCCAACGGGGGCCAGTTTCTCAACTCCCGGAAGGTAGAGGTTCATCAGCTTCTCGACCTGAAGCGCGACAGTGTTGACTCCATCGCTCAGATGGAATGTCTTGATCCCCGCATCATCCTCTAGGACCGGGTCCCACTGAACGACATTTCGCGCTGGGGACAGCAGGAAACCGCCGTCTGTCACGCTTGGAATGTACGTGTCGGTGATGACGGGAAGATCGCTGCTCGTCACCGGAGCG